CCCATTCTGTCCCGGCCCCATCGGTGATCCCATTGGTGGCCCCATCGGCGGTCCCATCGGCATACCTTCTTCAGGCCCCATTGGCATATCTTCTTCTGGCCCTATCGGTGGCAGCCCTTCTTCTGGTCCCATTGGCGGTGCGCCTTCAGGCCCCATTGGTGGTGCGCCCTGCGGAGTCGGTGGCATACCCATCTTCTCAGACCACAGTTTCTGCACCTCGGCAAATATCATGGCCTGTATCTGTGGGTTACCCATAGCCTGCTGTATACCAGGCTCTGCGAGAGTACGCTCCATGAGTTCATCCTGTGAAGTAGTAAGCATTGGAGGCATATTCTCTAAGAAAGTCTTGTAATCTATAGCACCCGGTGAGCCATAAGGCCCGGGAGCCCCTCTCAAAGCCATAAGAGTTTCAAGCCGTGCCGTCTGCTCCATCGGGTCACTGGCCTCGATATCCGCATCGAAGACGTAGTTACCCTGGAAATCCTCACCTGTAACGGTGAAGTCATTCATAACACCATTGATAGTACCTCTCATGGTAACGGGGTCTTTATAGACCTCAACGAGTTTAGCCATATTACCTACATCGAGAGATGCAACATGGTTAATCTGCTGAATGGGATTATTAAATACCTGCCTTGCCTTGGATGTGATCTGTGCATGCTGTGATGCAGTCTCCACACCTGGCAGCTTAGCTCCACCGAGTATCTCTCCGAAGGTTCCTGCCTCGATATCACCCTTGATAGTACCCCAGAACTGGAAGAACCATGCCGGTACATTGGGAACATCTTCCCACCTGACGGCCTTTGATATGTCATCACCAAGCCCACCGATTACCATCTGTGAGCCGTACAATTCATTGAATTCCTGTGCATCCATGGATGTGAGTACATGCTGGAATGCCATTCGGAAGATAAGGTGATTGATAGAAGTAGCCTGTAAAGCCTCGGCTCTCATCTGGCTGTATATGCGCCGCAAAAACCCGACACACATACTGCTGAGAGCATCGGTATCTTCGTATTCCGTATCACGCCCTAACCCGAGAAACGCCTGTGAGAAAGGTACGAACCCGTAAGGGTTCTCCTTTTCATCTATGATAATCGGGTTATCTGCACTATCAACCATTACAACATGCTGATCGAGGCTCCAGTAAGTAAGCACATCGACCTCGTCATACGGTCTGCCCTGAAGATCAGAAGCCTTATCGGGGTAAGTATTCCACAAATGCTTCTTTGCCCTGCGGCTTCTGAGATACCCGAAGGTAGGCTGTTTCATCTCTGCCGGGTCAAGAAGTATCTTAGACGGATGAGGCACCTGCACGACAAACGGATATATCTGCTTCAGTGACTCGGCACGTTTATCCATCAGCTTATCGTAATCCTTACGCCTTTTACTGGGATTAAGAGGCCACAAGGCATCGTCCCATATGGGTCCGTACTTATTGGCATAGCCGTAGAGTGCCAGATGCTTACCGAAAGTCTTGTAAGGCGGCACCATGCTGAAGCGGTTAAGACCCCTTGCAGCCAGTGTAGCCCACTTACTAAGCATCTCTGCCTTCTTCTGTGCGCTTTCCCCCTTACCTATCGGGGGTCTTTTCACCATTGTTTCAGATGTAATGAACTGATCTGCGGCCTTATTTATCTTGTTATTACCACTTGCGGGTACTATCTTCTGATTATCCGAGATCCACTCGGGAACCTCGATAGATATCCTGCCCTCGTAGTAATCACCGTCTTCTTCCCAGTTACGGTGCGTACCGCCCCACACATCGTTCAACAACTGCCGGGATTCTTCCTTCAGATAATCTATATCGTGTATTGGCATCAGATCGCCCTTATAGCCCCTCCTCCCGACATGCTGCGGGAAGGGGCTGTATCAAAGAATTTGAGAGCCTGTGATAACTGGTCTACCTGGTCATCGTACCGGCCACCAGGAAAGGAACTGACCTCATCTATAAAATCATATACCCACTTCTGACCATTTGGAAGCCATACCCTGCCGACCTCTATGAGATGAAGCCGTGCCTTGAGCCTTGCGATCTTGTCCTTGGTACCGGGCTTCTCGGGTTTCAGGGGCAGGTTCGTATGCTTCTCGAGGGTTTGTATCATGTTAACAGACGGGCTTGCATCTTCCACCAGCACATATCTCGGCATATCCCTTGCTGCTAAAAGCTTCATCTTCGTTAGCAGTTCATCCCCCTCGAGCCTCCAGTGACCTGCGTCTATTAAATAATATCCGTTCTCCGCACAGCCCCATGCACCATATGCACTGAAGTCACCACCCCTTCTTCCAGTGGATAAGTCCCATGAATGGATGATGTATTTAAACTCAGGTGGATTCTGAGCGTTATAAAATCGCCACCAGTCCCTCTTAACCAGTGAACCCGATGCAGCCTGCGGATTGCACATATAAGTCAAGGGAAACAGCCCTGAGTCTATAATCGTTCCATCGGGTAAAGAGGTGACTTTTCTATCCCTGATCTCCTGTATCCTGTCATCAGGAAAGACCAGTGGGCATAAGAGTCTGCCCCAGGGATATTCACCTTCCACTGGCTGCTGAATAATCTTAAAGCCCATATCCTTGAGAGTTGGAGTCAGGTCTTGCTCACCCCATCTCGTCCAGATGGCTTTTATAGTACCGCCCCTCTGCCTTCTGTCCGAAAGAACACCCACTAACAGATCCCTCTGTCTCCGCATAACGGCATCCGAGGTTACATCTGTCTGGTTCGTAAGGTCATCAAGCAATATATACTTCGGATGTAATCCCTGGTAAGGGCCGTCCCACCCGGTAGCAAATATACTTGGGTCTGGATTCGCCTGTGCCTCGAGGGTCTGCCTTTCGATGAAGGTAGCTTCCTGTGACCACGACTTCCCCTTGGCAGGTATCACATCAGGGAACACTTCCCTGTAACGGGTATTCTTAGTAATAGTCTCCTGTATGGAAACATTCTGCCTCATGGCCTGCGTTGCCGTATTCATTACATACAGCATCGTAATGTCCCTGTCTTTACCCAGGACCCATTCCATGTACCATCTCAGCAGTGTGGACTTAATAGACTCAGGAGGTGCTATGATCAGTGAGTCACGGCCTTCTTTCTGTAACTCCTCCTGCCAGAACATCAGATGATCACATAATGTCCTCTGCCCTAAAATCCTCTCAATCGTGTCCCCATGCACATACTCGCAATATACAGGAAAGTCATACTTAGCAAGCCGGGACTGAACACTCTCCCGCCCTACCATTACCAATTACTTCTTCCCCTTTTTCACCGCCTTCTTATATGCAGCCATCCCCTTCTTCGTATACGGAAATTTCTTCTTGCCTATCTTCGGCATATCAGTATCTCCTTTTTCACAGGGCTATCTTTTGTTTCAACCTAACCTCCGATAGCCCTTCTCTATAAGCGGAGGTGAGGTTAGAACTTCTTTGCATTATATATATTATTATAATATTTCTCCACTGAGTTCGCTTTTTTTGGTACTTTTCCGCATTTGATCCTGACATTGATCCCTTTGATCTCTTGTTTTATATCTTAATCCCCTTAACATCTAAATTAAATCTACAGATAGAAAAGGGATAAAACAAATGAATCAACGTTTAGTAGCTAGTGTCGATGAAGCTGCCAGTATGCTGGGTATCGGTAGAAACCTCGCATATCAACTGATCCACCAGAACAAATTACCACACCGTAGACTCGGTAGCAGAATCGTTATCCCCCTGAAATCCATCGATAAGTTCCTCAATGAACATGATCCCCAAGAGTGTATGGAAGACAAGTAATCATCGGTTTAATGATTATGTCAATAAGCCAACTTTTTATATTAAAAATTTTCTGAGTTACCACCAATATAATAAAAGCCCCCTAGGGGGGGTGGAGGGAGCTGACACCTCGACCCTGGTTGGTCCTAAATCTCTCGGTCACTTTTCGCCTCGCTGAACTCTCCGTCTATAACTTCAATGCTATTCATTTCCCGACGGATGAAGGTAGCCAAAGCAGCAACACCAACTAGGTCTATGATCTCCAGTAATTTCTTCAACTCTGATTCTGTTAGGGCAACACTGTCTAAGCTTCCGATATTCTGATCCGTTTGTTCTGTTTGTGGTGTCATGAAATCAGCTAATATCTTTAAGGCCTGATTACTCGCGCTGTATTGTCTAATCTCATTACTTCCCGACTCAATCGCATTCTGCTTAAGCTTTGAAATTATCCACTTGGCATCTTTGCTTGCATCCGTCCCCGATTCTACGATCTCCTGCATTCTATTAATTGTGTCATCTTTAGTTAACTCACGTGATCCCATTGTCCGCGCTGAATTATATGAAACGTTAGGATAAGCTTTCAGTACTGCCTTAGTTGCATTCCCTGTAGTTAGATATTCACTGATAAATCGCTGTCTTTTTAAAGATAATTTCCGCATTGTGTACCTCATTTCTATTACCTGGTTATATATTTACTTGATTTTTGCCTAAGTTGCTAGGCACGACATTAGCCGACAATGCCGTTTAATTCCATTACCTATGTATACAGTCATGTTTTTAATTGTAGGCCATTTCTCGTTGATGTTTGTGCCTAACAATAGCACGTTATTAGGGTATTAATTCATTAATATAGTACTGATTATTAATTTATTTTGTCAGGCATTTGTCAGGTTCCTAACAGGTATCTATCAAGTATAGGTCTATTAATAATCCTATACTGTCTATAGTGTTCCAAAGTTATTACCAAATAGG